CTCTTCTACTATGTTTTGCAGTAACTGATAAAGTGTAGGAGATGGCTCTTTATATGGTAAAAAAGTTATATTATCTTTTATAGCTCCACCTGGTACATCTACATCTCTAAACTCACCTGGCATAATAGGAGTATCATCTCCTTTAATACGTAAACCTCTAGCTTTTAAACCACCTGGTAAATTAGACAATGTTCCTGCGTCTACTAGCTGTCTTAGTAAACTAGTTGCTGATTTAGCTAAACCACCTATCATATGTATTAAACCAAAGCCATAAAAACCTAAACCTGGTAAATACTGATAATGTACAAAGTGTGATCTTTTCTTTTTTTGTTCATCATCTTTATAGTAGTTTCTTCTAATGCTTAAAATTTTACCGCTTGGATATTCAAGAGTTACTACATAAGGTAATTGTATTCCTGTAGCAATACCATTTTTCATATCTTCAAAACCAGGCAAATCTAAATTTACTTGCATTTCTAATATAGTGTGTCTTTG